ATCCAAGCAGTGGTGAGCGCGCTCATCGGTCGGCCTCCTGCTCAAGACGTTCTGCCCAGTAATCACCAGTGCTCAGACCTTGTGAGCGCAACCACGCCGCCACCTCGCGGATCGCGGCGTGGGCATCGTCACGCCACAGCTCTTTCGGGCCATCGAGATCGGCGATCACCGCCACCACCCGCTCCACCAGCGAGCCGGCAGGGTCTGAACTATCTGGTTTTTCCAGACGGTTCGCCTCCAGCGCTTCGACCCTGGCGCGGAGTTCGAGTATGCACGCATCGCTAGCCCCGACGACTGGGTTGCTCAGGAACTCCTCGCATTGCGCCCATTGCTCTGGTGTCGCTTTGTAGTCGCTCACGATTCCGCCTCCAGCAGCAGCCGGCGCATGCACCAATCGGCTTTGCCAAGATCTTCTACGGCATTGCCCTTGTGCTCAGCACGCCATAGGTACTTAAACACTTGACCCTTGCAGTAAGCCTTGAATCCTTCGGTGCCAAGTGCAGCCTTAATGGCTTGGATGCATTCGATGTCGCCTTGCTTGTAATGCGGTGGATGATTTACTAGGTCGGTCATTGTTAAAAAGGTGGCCGTTAGACCACCGGTGTGCGTCAGTTGTCGGTCAAGTTAGGCAGTGCTTCGCTGCGCAGTAACCATGCAGCAAATGCAACGTGACTAGCAACAGCCTGCTTGTTGACTGGTGCTATTGGGTAAGACTCTGCCCACCAACGGCGGAACAGCGCTTCAAGATCTGCTTCGCTCATCAGAAGGCAACCTCCTCAACTTGCGTGGCGCGAGGCAGAAACTCAAACCGTTGCACATTGAGCACATGCTTGCTGCGCTTACCGCCTGTTTCTTTGTCGTTCCATTCTTGGCGGCGAACATTGCCCGTCACCATGATGGAATCACCTTTCTTGCAACGGTCTACGACAAGTTCTGCAGACTTGCCCCACATTTCAATGTCAATTACATTATTGATGTAATTGCCATCCTTGTCCTTGCCCTCTTGAATGCCACCTGCAAAGTTGGCAACCATGCTGCCACTTTCAAAAGCACGCAGTTGAGGATCAGAAATGATACGAACGATGCCGGATGCGTAAAGACTCATGGCAGTGGTGTGATGTTATTGGCCTCTTCAAAGGCCAGGATTTGGGATAGCGGGTACCGTACCCGTGGCGTACCGGCTGGGAAGCCGATGCGCGGGATGGTGTAGTACCTAGGACCAATGCCGCGCGCGCGTTGGTTTTTGATGGCTGATGGCTTCAGTCCCCATCGCGTGGCCAATTGATCGTTGGTCAGGTACGGCTCAGTCATTGCGTGGCTTCCAAATCAGCGGCAATACCAAGGATGTGAGCACAAATGGCGTGATGTGCAGCAAACACGCCTGCATCAGCGTCGGTGTTTCCTAGCGCCTTGTCCATCTGCAGCTGATCCGCAACAACTCGCAGGGCGGCTGGCAAAGCACCGTGTATCAAGTTGCTGGCTACGTGATCGCCATGCAACGGATACTTGCCAAAGGCGGTCAGAACTGCCTGCGCCGCGGGTGAAAGTTCAGTCATCAAATGGATCCTCGATAGCGGGCTCTAGCTCAGCCTCCTTGGCCAGCGCTAGTTCCATGAGCTGCTGGTTCTGCTCATCGCTTAGATCAGGCTTGCGCTTATCCATGCGCGCTACCACCTCCTGCAGCTTGTCGAGCGTGTCGGCTTTGGCAATAGCAGCCTTGCCGGCTTGGAACAGCTTGGCATCGCCTGCAGGTGCTGCGGTAACCGTGACTGGCTGCACCTCGACTTGTTCCATCTCGTCGGTGCTGTAGACACCTGAAAGGTCAGCGGGAAATGCTTTGCGCAGTGCCAATGCCTCAGAGCACTTGGCAATCATCGTGGCGCCCATCTTGGACCACAGCCCCTGGCCAGCGTTGTAATCCGCAAACCGTGCCACACCGGTGAATGGATGGCTGGAACCCTTGCGCCAAATGGTGGTTTTGGCCGCGGCAGGTGGCTTGCTGCCAAGCCATACATCAGTCCACTGGCCATCGTCGCCGCACCAAAGCGTTTCGGAACCATCCAGCTGTCCGGTGCGTTCAGCGATGCTGCGCAGGCCGTCAATGCCAGCCTGGATGGTCATTTTGCCGCCACGCTTAATGGCGTAGATCTGCTTGCTGAACGGATCCAAGCCCGTCCGCTGGCAGGCGTAGGCAAATAGGCGTAGCTCGTCACCGCTGCAGCCAGGTGCAATGGTGGTGCTGATCAGCTGCGTCTGCTCTGGAGTCCAGAGTGCTAGAGAGCTAGAAGTCATCGGATGTCATGGTTGGGGTAGTGCCAAGTGCCCAGCTGGGCAAGCTCAGCGTTTCGCAGATGGTGCTATAGCCAGGCCACTCATCAATGGCGCGGCAGTCGGCAATGGTCTGCAGGTTCTGGCGCCGTAGCGCTTCACCTGCCTTCATGGCCTCCGCATCCAGCTCGTAGACGGCGACACAGAACGGATAGGTCTTCTCTACTGCGACAAAGAGAAACCGATCCGCAGGAACACCGGCCAAGTAGTGGTCGGCTTGGACATGGTAGCGGAAGGATGCAACGGACCGCGCAAAGGCTGCCGGGCTGGCATCCGTGGTGGTTTTGAGGTCAACCACTGTCGAGCCATCAAACCAGTCCGGGCGGCACTTGCAGCGCAGGCCGGATTGCGCATCATCAAACCAGAAAGACTGCTCGGCCTTGCCATGGGACAGCAGTGCTGCGGCGTAAGGGTGCTGACGCACCGCAAACGCCATGGCCATGGCCTGCTCCATGTCGGTTGCAGTAACGGCCTCGATGCCGGATGCTTCCATCTCGGCGGCCATCTCCTTGCCAGCTTTGGTATTACGCGGCAGGCAGACGGCATAGCGCTTGGCTAGCTCGTCTGGCTCCAGCACGGCGCAATGCACCAAGCTGCCTAGCTTCATCGCTGCGGTCTGCACCGATGGCGGCCGCTGCGGGTTGAGATACCGAGCCCAGTAGTGGTATGGACTGGCAGCAATGGCGTGTAGATGGCTGGCGCTAACGGCTGGGTCAGCGTGGTATTCAGCGTTGCTGGTCATGCTGCCCTCAGCTGGCGGTGCAGGTGCGTTTGTGGGCCGTAGCACTGCTGCAGTTCTGGGAATGCAAGCAGCACGCGCTGCTTGTTTTCTGGATCGGCGTGCAGTGTCGCTTCAGCCAAGCGGCGGTAGAAGCCGCCGCTGTGGTGGATAGCTGTCTGCAGCGTCCAGTAGGTGTCGTTGGTGGTCATGGCTTCAGCTGCTGCTGGCAAGCGTGGTGAGCCTGTACCTGCTGCTTGCCGGTGTCATATGCCATAGCAGCAATGCCAAAGATGATGGCCAGCATTGCAAGTCGGTCGATGGTCTTGATCATGATTCTCGAGTTGGGTGAATGCCGGATTGGGTGCGGCTCCGGCGGGCCGCGTGGGGGTCAAGCGGCGGTAAATCCGCGGCTCAGCAAGCTTGCGTAAAACTCTTTGGCTTGCTTGACGGTGTAAGTGCCGTCACCGCGACCCATGGTGCGGTCCCATCCCTGCGATGTGAGATGCAGCATGGTGACATCTACCCATTTCTTACCTGACTCTGAGACGCGCTGCTGAAATGTGCAGCGAGCGGCAGGGAGGTGCTGGGTTTCGGTGCGCTCAAGGGTGTAAACAGTCATGTCTCTCGGTTTGGGGTGGAGGCCTTCGCCTCCTGTCCCCGTATCCTACACCATGCGCAGCCCTGATCAGCCGTGGGCAGTCACAATGCGTTGCACACGGCTGCGGCTGATGCCTAGATGCTCAGCAATGCGGCGTTGCGTCCAGCCGTAGCTGCGCAGCCGCTTGACGCGTTGCTCAGTGGACTCAGTGGCCCACAGGATGATGATGATCGGCAGGAGCAGCAGCGCTGCGATCAGTGCGAGTGTGGTGCTCATGATTCTCGGTTTGGGGTGTTGCCGGGCCAACCGGCGGTGCAGGCTTACTTAGGCCGTGTTGGGCTCGTGGTAACGCGTCGTGTACCCGGTTCCGCGGCGGTTGAGTTTTGCGAACGGTCCGCCCCGCTCGTGATGCCACTGTACACCATGCGCCGCCGTGATCAGCCCTGTGCAACATCTCTTAACAATGCCTCTGCATCGCTGACCGACCGCGCCACACCAGCAATGCCACCTGCCGCTTGCACCACGTCCAGCCACTGCTGCTGCTCAGGGCGCAGCCTGCCGGTTGCGGTCTTGACCTCTATAGAGGTGAACACCGCCACTTGGGTGCCGACCATCTCTGGCGTAACAGTCACCGTGCGCCAGCCGATCAAGTCAGCGCTGCCCTTGCACAGCCCGAACTGCACAGGGCGGCCGTTGGCGTCTTTAAGCGTGCCGGTGTTGTTGCGAAACAGGCGTGTGTCACCGTTGCTGCAGGCGATGCGGATGTGCTGCTGGATTTGCTGCTCGGTCACTGCCGCGTTACTGCTGGCGGCAGGCTAAGGCAATGGTTGGATCGGCAGCTCAGATACAGGCACCCACCAAAGGCGCACAGTCCACACGCCGCCGGTTGCCATGCAATGCTGCTCCCATGCAACAAACTGATCAAGCGTGTCGTCTGGTTGCCACATGTCACCAGCCCTTATAGGGGATGAGCTTGGAATGTAGACAGCTTTAGGGCAAGGCGGGAAAAGACCCTGCGCTCGGTATTGTTCGTGAGTGAAGCGCATAGCAAAAAGGGCGCCGTAGCGCCCCGGTTCAGTTCAGTTGATGCAAGCGTTAGCCAGCATTTCGTTGGCGGTGTTGAGGCGCTGGAAGAGCTGCGGCAGGATGTGGAAGTGGCGCTCGCGCTTGGCGGCTTCAATCATGCCCAAAGTCTCGTTGCGGAACTCTTGCCATTCTTGACGCTGTGACTTGCGTGCAGGATTACGGCGTGCAGTGATCACAACCTGGATGCTGGATTGCTTGCAGTTGTTTGCCTTCCATGCAGCCAGTTCAGCGGCGGTCATATTGGCGGTGATGGAGGCGCGGGTCATGGTTCTCGGTGTGGGGTGCAGGTGTTGCCTGCTGTCCCCAAATCATACCACCATGCTCAGCCGTGCGCAACCTCACCCGCCGTAACGCTTAGCCAGTCGCGCCTGGTAGACACGTTCCGCCCATCCTCGCTTGTAGCCGCGTTGCTGCGCTAGCTCGCGGAGGGCTTCTAGGTCGCGGGCTGAGGATTGCTCACGCCGCTTAGCCACTGCCATCTCCACCAACTCCCCATCAACCTGCTGCAGCTCGCGGCGCTCCTGCGGCGCAAACACATGCCCGCATTCGCGGCATACCTGCACCGCACTGGCGCTGGTGGCGAAGCACTGCGGGCACACCTTGACCGATGGCGCCTTCTCCCGATCTCGTTTGCGCTCTCCATCTAGCGTCCACTCGCGCGGCTCTAGGTGATGGCCAAGCCGGAGCGTGTTGCCGACGTGATCCAGCACCACTGCAGCAGCCTTGCCCGGTGATGGCCGCAGGCACCGACCGATCATCTGCAGGTGCAGGCTGGTGCTAGCGGTAGGCCGTAGCAGGATGCAGCCGCCGACCGACGGGACATCGACGCCCTCACCAATTAGTGCGCAGCTGGTAAGCACCTTGATCCGACCTATTGCCAGGTCAGCCAATAGCTGCCTTCTATTGGCCGCATCCATGCTGCCGTCAATACTTGCGGCTGGGATGCCGTTGCATTGGAACAGGGATGCCACTGCCTCCGCGTGGGCCACGCTGCAGCAAAACGCGATCGCGGTCTGTCCGTCTAGATGCTTGCGGTAGTGGCCTAGGCAGTCGCCCATGATCGTGCCGACACGGTGCTCGGCCTCTTTGGTGTCGAAATCACCCATCCGCTTGCGTAGGCCGGTGGTATCAAAGCCCGGTGGCGCCAGCACCTTGGCCGCGGCGAGGTAGCCGTTATCCGTCAACCATTGCGCGCTGGGGCCTTCCACCATGGACTGGTAGTGCTCGCCAAGGCCACGGCCGTCGAGGCGGATCGGAGTTGCAGTGACGCCCAGCAGGTGGGCTGACTGGAAGTGCTCAAGCACCTTGGCCCAGGTGCCGGCATTGCTGTGGTGCGCCTCGTCAATGATGACAAGCTGAAAGAAATCACGCGGCAGCTTGTGCAACCTGCGGGCAAGCGTCTGCACGCTGGCAACCTGCACTGCTGCGGATAGGTCCATTGCTCGGTTGGCGGCGATCACGCCATGCGGCATCGGCAGTGAACGGCACGCTTGATCCAGCAGCTCCTGCCGGTGAACGGCGATCAGCACGCGATTGCCTTTGCGGGCGGCGGATTGAGCGATGTGGCTGAAAATCACCGTTTTGCCGCCGCCGGTCGGCAGCACTGCCAGCACCTTGCGGTGGCCTAGCTGGTACTGCAGGCGGATGGCGGTGATCAGCTGTTGCTGGTAGGGGCGAAGGTTCACACCAGCTCCCCCTGCTTATGTGACTCAACCATGGCAAGGTTTTTGGCTGCGCAGTTGAAGTAGCTGGGCTTCAGCTCAAAGCCAACAAATCGGCGCTGCATCTGCAGGCTGACGTAGCCCTCGCTGCCGATGCCGGCGAATGGGCTAAGCACCAGATCGCCAGGGTTGCTCCATAGTTGCAAGCCGCGGCGGATCACCTCCAGTTGCAGCGGGCAGATGTGACGCTCATCCTCATTGGCGCGTGCGCTGCGGTACTGCAGCGTGTCCGATGGGTTGATGTCCATCCACACAGGGCTGGCGTAGCGCTGCCAGATGTTGATCGAGTCCTTGATCGGATCGCCGCTTTTGGATGGTGGATTCTCACCAGCAAACTCAGTGAACGGGCCAGCCACCGGCTCTGGGTTGTCGCCCAGCTTGCGCACGGTTACGAGATAGTCGGGGATGCCTTGGCGGCTCAGAGCCGAGTCCTTGCGCACTTGCTTGTGCAGCAGGCCAATTGCCTTGGTGCGCTGCATTGCGGTGACCGGATCTTTCCAGATGCAAACCTCGCTATGGAATACAAAGCCAGCAGCCTGGAAGATGCGCAGCATGTCACCGCGAAAGTCCTTCACGCCGATGAAACCATCGCGTTCCTTGCTGCTGGGCAGATTCATGCAATGGAAGCTGATTAACCGGCCCGGCATCAGCACGCGATGCAGCTCCTTGGCTAGGTAGACGAAGTGATCGAAGAACTCCTGGTCGTTGCGACTGTTGCCCATATCACGGTCGCTATTGCTGTAGGTGTACAGCGACGCGAATGGCGGGCTAAAGATGCTGTAATGGATGGAGTCGCTGTCGAGCTGTTTGATGCTCTCAACGCAGTCGCCCATGTACAAATCCCAGTTGTCGCCGGTCTTGTGCTCAGTGATGTGCGGCGCCACTTGACGTTGGATCTTTTTGAGTTGTTCCATTGTTTGTTGCTTCATGATTTCAACCATTGATTGGGCCATCTGGATGCTGTCCGCCTCTTTGCGGCGGATGTTGTCGATCACGCGGCCTTCCGCCACGTCGTAGATGATGTGAGCGTTGACGGGCTGCTCTTGGCCAAATCGCCAGCAACGGCGGATGGCTTGATAGAACGCCTCATAGCTGTGGGATAGGCCAACAAATGCGACGTTGTGGCACCGCTGGAAGTTGAGGCCAAAGCCAAAGATGCTCGGCTTGCTGACCAGTACGCGAATCTTGCCATCCTGAAAGTCGATGGCAGCTTGCCGCTTATGGTCGTCGCTGTCGCTGCCTGACACCTCAACCGCTCCATCGATGGCGGCAGTCAGCGCCTTGGACTCATCGTTCAGATCGCACCACACCAGCCATTGCTCGGTGTTGCTGTTGGCAAGCTTGGCGGCAGCGGCCACACGGAGGGCGAGGGACGCCTTGCGCACTTGCCGTTGATCGCTCAGCGTACGAGCCTCCATGGCAAACAGCGCCATCTGGCCGTCATCCCCTGCAGTTGCCTCGCGTGGCGTCTCAACCGTGCAGTCACTGATCTGCAGCGCCGGCAGGATGAAGCTGCCATCGTCATAGCCAAGGTCTGATGGCTTGCGGATCGTTACCGCCCAGCTGCAAACCCATTCCCAGAACTTGCTCTTGGCGTGTCCCTTGAGCCGCCACTTGGCAGTGTCGCCGCCGTCATGCACGAAGAACATGGCCAGCATCTCAGTGCGGGTCATGACGCCGATGAACTCAGCATGGTTGCCGAGCTCCATATGGTCGTTCGGTGCTGGCGTGGCGGAGCAGGCCAGCCGGTATGGAGTGAGGCTGAACGACTCGATGATCTGGTTGCGGATCTTGCCGGTGTATGCCTTGAGGATGCTGCTCTCATCAAGCACCACGCCATCGAAGGCGGATGGGTCGAAATGGCCGAGTTTTTCGTAGTTGGTGATCGTGATGCCGGGCTTGACCTCGGCTTGCGTTGCGGCAAAGCTGCAGGCAATGCCGAATTTGCCGCCCTCGCGCACGGTCTGGTGCGCAACCGCCAACGGCGCTAACACCAGCACATTGCCGCCGGTGTGCTGATGCACTTGATGCGCCCATTCAAGCTGCATGGCGGTTTTACCCATGCCGCAATCGGCCCAGATGCAGAACCTGCCAACGCGGCACGCCATGGTCACGATGTCCTGCTGAAACGGAAATAGCGGCGCCGTGAATTGGTTAGGGTCAAAGCCTGCAGGAGCGCAGGCTGTGGATTTGGAAGCCAGGAAGTCTTTGTAGGTCATTGGACATCGTTAAAAGGTGAACCGGCGCAAACCCAAATCCAGCCCTCTCTTGTCCACTGCAAATCCCATACGTCACCATCGCTATCAAGTGCATAAAGGCACGTTTTGCCCTCATCGCTGCTGTTGGCTGAAATCTGAATGATTTTGGGGATGCGATCCATGGCAGTGCCGTGTGGCTTGCACACCGTAGACTAACCGTATACGCTCTGTCAAGCATCCAGCCGGAACCCGATGCCCCTAGCCCGACCCATCCCGATCCGTCTAGCGCCAGACCAGTTGCAATGGCTGGATTCTTGGCGTGGCGACACCATCTCACGCAGTGCCGCCATCCGACTGCTGCTGGAGCAGGCAATCAAGCTGCACCGTGACGCAGCCAGCCGATGAAGGAAATTGACTTTGACGAGGCCCGTCGGTTTATTGCCCTCTTGGGCAAGCCGGCAGGTGCGATCAGGCTGCGTGCTTTTCTCCATGCTGACCACCCAAGCAAGCCCACCGATAAAGGCCGCAAGGGTGGCAGCAGTAAGCGGCTGATCACCGAATGGCAGTCCGAAGGTCGCGGCGTTTATGTCGTCGTCAACGATGGCGGTGACACCAACGCAGACATCACCACATGTCGCGCGTTCTTCGCCGAATGGGACGACCGCCCTAAGGAGTGGCAGCTCACTGCATGGCAGGACCTCAATCTGCCAGAGCCGACGATGCAGATTGACACCGGCGGCAAATCCATCCATAACTATTGGGTGTTGTCCGATCCGATCACGCCTGCCCATTGGGAGCTGGTGCAAGCTCGGTTACTCGACTACTGCGATGCAGACCGCAGCATCAAAAATGCTGCCCGCGTCATGCGCCTGCCAGGGACCTACCACGCTGGTGCCGACGGCGGTCTTGGTGAGCAGTGCCGCATGGTGGCCTGTAGCGGCGTCCACTACGCCGTATCTGACATCGAATCGGTGCTGCCATCTGAGACCTACTACCAGCACGAGAAGCCAGCCCGCACCTACACAGAGCAGGCAGAGCGCAGCATTGATGACATCCGCGAGGCGCTAGCCGCCATTCCACCGCGCTCGCCCGGCACCGGCACCTACCACATTTATCGCAACATTTTCTGGGGGCTGATCCAAGCCGTCGGCGATGCCGCCACTGCTATTGCATTGATGCAGCAGCACAGCCCGCAATGGCAAGGCCTTGAGCAGATTGCCGCTTCTGGTGGTGATCGCATCAACGCCGGCACCTTTTGGTACTGGGCGCGACATTACGGCTGGCAGCCGCCAATGCCCACACGCAGGCAAGTGCGCTCATCAGAGCCGGCCACTGCCGAGGCCATTAACTGCCAGCTGTACAGCAAGACGGATACCGAATGGCTTGATATGACCGTTCAATACGTTTTTGAGTACCCAGCCGTCCGGTGGATTTGCGTTGATGGCATCCTCCACCGCTGGTGCGGCACCCATTACCAGCCCACAACTGATGACGAACTAGCGCCCAGCATCGCTCGGCTTTTGTCCATGCTGCATGTCGTAGATGGCAAAACCGGCGAGCAATCGCACCCATGGAAGCGACCAAAGTACGTCGATGAAGCCCTCGCATGGATGCGACGGCTGCTAGAGCCGGTCCCGGTCAACCCATCCAATGCCATCAATTGCGCCAATGGCGTGGTGTCCTGGTCGTGGAGCGGCAAAAAGCTTGATGTCACCTTTGAGCCGCACAGCCCAGACCGCGCATTTACCTACATCACCACTTACGACTACGACCCTGAAGCCAGTGCTCAGCACCTATGGCGGCTGCTGGAAGCAGTAGAGCCCGGTGACCGCGACACGCTGCAGCGCATCCTTGGCAGCGGCCTTGACCTGTCCAAGTACCGCGCCACACGTGGCAGGCCACGGGCGGTTTTGATGATCGGTGCCGGCTCCAACGGCAAAGACACCATCCGCACCGCGCTGCGCGACACCCTAGGCAGCCGTAATTTCACCTCCTGCACGCTCGCTGATTTTCGCCAATACGACCAAGGCCGCAAATTTCCTATTGCGCCGTTACGCGGCGCATCGGTTAACTGGTCCAGTGAAAATAGCCAATTTGTGCATATTGACAACCTTCAGTCACTAAAGGCTGCAATTAGCGGCGAAGAGTTGTCGTATGAGCTGAAGGGTGTACAAGAATCGCAGTTTGTGCCATCTGCGCTTTTTGTGTTCAACCTCAACAAAGACCCCTCCTTGTCTGGTGATCAGATTGCTATTGAGACACGGTTCCATGTCTTCCAATTTCGCAAGACATTCATGGCCACACCTACTGATGCCAACCACATACAGGCCGACCCGCGGTTAAAGGATGATCCGTCTTTTATTCAGCAACAGATATGCCCTGCATTCCTCAATTGGTTGCTAGAAGGCATGTCACTCAGCATGAGCGATGGCATTGACTACAGCTCTGGTAGGCAGGCCATGGAAGATGTCCGCCGCGCCAGCTGCCACTTATGGGAATTCTGCGATGCGGTTGGCTTGACTTATGAGGATGGCGCTCAGGTATCGGTCAAGCGGGTATGGGACACGCTGCACGCTTGGTACCGAGAAGAGGGTTACTTGGATGACCGTGATCGGTGGTTGGTGGACCCTCCGGCTGATCGCACGGTCAAGGCGGCACGGCTTTTGGTGCCGGCGCTACGGCAGATCTTCCCAAAACTTGCGTCCGCCAGAGCCGGCAAGAGTCGCGATCGTCTTATCACCGGGCTCAAGCTGGACTCATGGTGACGCTGTTGGCGGACGCAACTTGCGTCCGCTGCCACCCTTGGCGGACGCAAAGGCGGACGCAAAACCCCTTGCTATTACTACCTTTTTCTTAGGCGGACGCAAATAGGGGTATATAAACGCCTATAGAAAAAGGAGACGCTATGTAGTGGGGTGAACATATGACGCATATAGGGGGAGGTAGGGAAAGCCCGATTTTGCGTCCGCCTAGTGTTTGCAAGGGTTTTGGCGTCCGCCTAAGTGCGATTTGCGTCCGCCTTCGCTGAAAACCCAGTCACAGCCTGCCTTTTTGCGTCCGCGTTACGCTCAGCACTCATCCGACCACCAAATGCAAGAAATCAAAGTCCGCTTCCAGCCCGAAGACCTCACCGCCTTGGACCAGCAGGCCGCATCGCTCGGCACTAGCCGCGCGCAGTTGATCCGTGACCGTTCCCTAAGCAGTGGGGTTGCAGGGTTGACCACAGCCGACTACCATCGCCTCGTGTCCGGTGCTGCTGCCCACATGCGTGGTGATCTGTCGCACCGACACGTTGAGCATCTCGTTGCGTATGTCATTACAAGACTCGATCAGCATTCCCGCCAAGCAGTCGCCGGTGATCAACCGGCTTCATGACTGCATGACCCAGGCATTGGCTTACGCCCATGCCATCCGCGACAACGCACAGGACGACAGCCAACCAATCCCGTTGGAACTCGTCGGTTCGTTTCAGGTTGATTGCGACGCCATCATCAACGCCCTATCCGAAGCTGCTGCACAATGAAATTCACCTGCTCACAGGCCGACCTGTCCCATGCCCTCCGCGCCGTATCCCGCGCTGTCGGCACCGGACGCTCTGGTCATCCGATTCTTGCTGGCGTGCTCCTTGCTGCTGATGCCGGCGCCGTACGCATCACCGCATACGACCTTGACCTTGGCATCAGCACCGCCATCACTGCTGCCGTAGACACCGTTGGCGCTTGCGTGGTGCCCCATCGGCTGCTAGCGGACATCACAGGCCGACTGGACGCCTCTGAGGCGCTGTCGCTGGCCGCGGACGGTACGCGCGTCACGCTGACCGCCGCAGGCGGCTCCTACAGCCTCTCCGTGGCCTCTGCGGAGGATTTCCCTGCATTGCCGGTGGTGGATGCTGCTGCAGGCGCTGCTGTGGACCTCACAGCGCCATTGGCAGCCGTATTGCCTGCTGCTGCCACCGATGCGTCCAAGCAGCTGCTGACCGGCGTGCATGTCACCATCGCAAGCGGCGCCCTGCGTCTTGAGGCCACAGACGGTCATCGCCTTGCCGTGCGTACCGCCGACACCGATGCCGCAGATCTTGACCTCGTGCTACCCGCTCGCACCCTGCAGCAGATCCGCCAGCCGGCCACCATCACCGCAGACAAGCATCAAGCCGCTATCGCCCTTGTTGATGGCACCATGATCGTCTCGCGGTTGCTGGATGGCACCTACCCCAACGTGCAAGCGCTGGTGCCCGCCAGCTACGAGCACACGGCTACCGTTAGCCGCCTTGCCATGCTGGCTGCACTTGAGCGCATAGCCGTCATCGCCGACAGCCACAACAGCGTCGTCAAGCTCACCGCCAAGGCCAAGCGCCTCACCATCGCCGCCGAAGCCGAAGCCAACAGCGGCTCAGAGTCCATTGCCATGGATGGCACGCTGCCCACGCTTGCCTTCAACGTGCATTACCTCATCGATGCCTTTAAGCATCTAGACGGTGATACTGCTACCATCAGCGGCAACACCTCAACTACTCCTGTAGTATTTGAGCCTGGCCTTACACTGGTAATGCCAGTTCAGGTACGCTGATCACATGGCACGGTCAAAGACCAAAGAGAAAACCCACTACACTCACGAAGAGCTGTTGTGCATTTGGTCTGAATTGGCCGAGATAGTAGCTGCTGGCTCGAACGGCATATCAATCCCAAAGCTCATTATTGAAAAATGGGGGGTGTGCCGTCCAACCGCAGATAAGTGGTACGACTGCGCCAAACAGTTGTTGTATCAAACGTGGGACAAGTCAACGCTGGCCGAAATGAAGGCAAAGCGACTGCAAACGCTAGAGATGACAATTGAACGCGGAATGAGAACCAACCAGCTTGGTTCCGTTATCGGCGCAGTACGACTGCAAGCTGAAATGCTTGGTCTTGTTGGCAAGTGAGCTGCATTGAAGCTGATCTGCTTTTGCGATCAGCATTGCAATTGGATGAATCCAACGAGCTGGATTTAGCCGAGCGCCTAGCCACCATCCGCGCAGACCTGCACCCTGGGCAGCTTGCGTTTGTGGATGACACCGCAACGCAGATTCTTGGTATCTCTGCCGGGTATGGCGCCGGCAAGACCAGGGCGCTATGTGCCAAGGCGGTGATGATGGCCGCGGCCAATCAAGGCTTTATCGGCGCCGTGATGGAGCCCACAGGCCCACTGATCCGCGACATCTGGCAGAACGACTTTGATGATTTCCTAGAGGCGTATGACATCCCGTACACCTTCAGAGCATCACCGCTGCCGGAGTACACGCTGCATTTACCGCAGGGTGACACCAAGATCCTTTGCCGGTCGTTTGAAAACTGGTCACGGATTATCGGCCTGAACCTTGCATGGGTGCTAGCTGACGAGATCGATACGGTGACGCCAAGTATTGCCAACAAGGCATTCCCAAAGATCCTTGGTCGCTTGCGCTCGGGCAATGTCCGGCAGTTTGCCGCGGCCAGCACACCAGAGGGTTTCCGTTGGATGTGGAACACGTTTGGCAGTGATGATGCCAAGGCGCGCGCAGACCGGCATCTGATCAAGATGCGCACCGTGGACAACCCACACTTGCCGCCGGATTTCATCGAGCGGCTGCAGGCCAACTACGACCCAAGCCTGCTCAAGGCGTATCTAGACGGCGAATTCGTCAACCTCACCACTGGCCAGGTGTATGACCGCTTTGACCGCAGCAAGCATGTCTTGGCAACCATGCCAGGCATCAGCGAAGAGCCGCTCAGGGTTGGCGTTGACTTTAACGTCGGCAACATGTCAGCCGTTATTGCTATCCGGCAGGGCAGCAGCCTGCTAGTGGTAGATGAGATCTCAGGTGCGCATGACACCGACGCCCTAGCGCAGTCGATTAAATCCAGATACCCAGCGCATCGCATCTATGTTTACCCTGATGCCAGCGGCGGCAACCGCAGCACCAATGCTGCACAAACAGACATCCAGATCCTTGAGTCGTATGGCATGTCAAACCAATCTCCGCGCAGCAATCCTCCCGTCCGTGATCGCGTGGCTGCTGTTCAAGCTTTGCTGGAAAACGGCAAAGGCCAAGTCCGGCTGCAAATAGCAAGCGGCTGCCGCAAGGTGATCGAGTGCCTTGAGTTGCAGTCCTACAACGAAAAAGGCGAACCTGACAAGGATGCAGGCTACGACCACATGAACGATGCGCTTGGGTACATCATCTGGCGTGAGTTCAACCCATTGCACGCAGGTGCTGGCCGCAGCACTGGCATCAGGCTATATTAAATCCGCCATCCATTTACTGCACTCATGCTGACCGGCGCTGAACTACTGTCGAAAGTCAAAGAATTTGGGCACCTGAACAAGACCGAGCTGGTCCGTGAATGCGGCTACGTCATCAAGGATCGCGTGGCATTCACGCAGTTCTATGAAGCGCTGCTGGAAGCCAAAGGCGTTGACCTAGGCAGCAAGACAGCAAAGCGCGGCCGCGGCCTGACCTACAAGGCAAAGGTGCAATTCAACGGCAAGCTGCAGATTGGTGACGGCTACCTGCGCGAGATGGGTTACGAGCCCGGCGCTGAGTTTGACATCAAGATTGGCCGCAATAGCATCACGCTGATTGCCGCTTAAACTGTATTCATGACTGCGCCGCTGTAATGGTCTATTCCGGCTTTAACCACTACGACCGGCCTACGGCAGAGCGTAAGGTCACCCGTGTGCAGGATGCAAACTCTGCGTGGTACGCGCAAGAGCCACATTGGGTGCTGATTGAAGACTTGCTGGGCGGGACTTATGGGATGCGGCGGGAGCACCGTCGCTACCTGCCGCAAGAGCCACGCGAGCAGGATGAGTCTTACGACAACCGCCTTGCCCGCAGTGTGGTGCCGCCGTACTACCAACGCCTTGAGCGCTTGCTGGCTGGGATGCTGACCCGCAAGCCGGTGCGGTTGATCGATACATCAGACACCATCCGTGAGCAGCTGTTTGACGTAGACCTCAACGGCAACGACCTCAACGTGTGGACCTATGAGACCGCACGCAAAATGGTGCGTTACGGCCACATCGGCACGCTGGTAGATGCACCTGCTGACGGCGGCAGGCCGTATTGGGTGACCTACACTCCACGCGACATCCTCGGTTGGCGCACTGAGGCCAAGGAAGGCAAGCAGCAGCTGACCATGCTGCGCCTGCAGGAGCTGGCCAGCGTGCCTGATGGTGAGTACGGCGAGAAGGTGGTGCAGCAGGTGCGTGTATTAACGCCTGGCGAGTATCAGATCCACCAGAAGGATGACAAGGGCGACTTTCGCATCGTGGACGAAGGTCGCACCAGCCTGAGTGAGATCCCGTTCAGCGTTGCCTACGCCAACCGCGTGGGATTTATGGAATCACGGCCGCCGCTGGAGGATATTGCCGAGCTGAATCTGAAGACCTATCAGATCCAGTCTGATTTAGATAACCAGTTGCACATCTCAGCGGTGCCGATGCTGGCGTTTTATGGATTCCCAAGCAGCGCCGAAGAGGTATCAGCTGGGCCTGGGGAAGCCATTGCATTCCCTGCAGAAGGCCGCGCTGAGTACATCGAACCCGGCGGTACCAGCTTTCAGTATCAATTCCAGCGGCTAGAGCAACTTGCATTGCAGATCAACGAGCTTGGCCTGTCAGCAGTGCTAGGCCAGAAGTTGACCGCTGAAACCGCTGAAGCAAAGCGCATCAATCGCAGTCAAGGTGACAGCACCATGATGGTGATTGCTCAAAATATGCAGGATATGATCGACAATTGTTTGCAGTTCCATGCGCAGTACCTCGGCCAGAATGAAGCCGCCGGCAGCTGCCATGTGAACCGCGACTTTATGGGTATCCGGCTTGACACGCAGGAAATCACCAGTCTGCGGGAGCTTTACACTGCTGGCACCATCACCCAAGAAACCCTGCTGCAGCAACTGGCTGATGGCGAGGTCTTGGGCGATGATTTCGATGTTGAACAAGAACTGGAGGCCACGGCTAATGCGGGAATGGACCTACAACCTGCTGGACAGGCTGACCGACTGGCTAGTAGATCTGATGATAATGATGGAACCGAAGAGGCCACGCCGCCAGGAGCTTGATTATCACGTCAGTGTGCTGCCAGATGAGATCTTGGCCATCATCCGCATTAGCTGGTACAAGGATGGCAAGCCCGATGCAGTGGACGAGGTGGTGCTAATGGAAGACGGCCAAAATGGATATGACGCATTTGCGGAAGTCGTGACTAGTGCGCTGCATCGCGGCGCCAATTTAAGCATTCGCTCTGGCTATAGAGCAGCAGACTTGGGCATCATGCAATGACGACACCAGCCAGGCTATACCGCAACGCGATTGACCTGAATCGCTACAGCAATAGCGTGGCTCGGCGTGTCATCAATGCATATAACGACATCATCATCGACGCAGTTAATCAACTGCGTACCATTGATGATTTGGCAGCGCCGGTCAAAGCTGCTAGGTTGCGCGCTATCTTGGCGCAACTCAGGGATTCGCTAGCTGGTTGGGCTGGTGATGCCACGGAGCTAACGGCAACAGAGCTGCAGGGCTTGGCTGAGCTGCAGTCTGAATTTGTAACTGAAGAATTGCGCAAAGCGCTGCCGGCCGGTGCGCGCACGGCGGTTAACACCGTGGAGATCAGCCCGCAGTTTGCGCAAAGCGTGGTCACAACCGACCCGACGCAGATCAACGTGGTTGCGCTATCGGACGATCTGTTTGCAGCAGTGCAAGGCGCACCGCAGACATTCAGCCTCACCGCTGCGCAAGGTGCCACCATTACGCTGCCCAATGGCGAGGTGGTCAGCAAGGCATTTCGTG